CTGATAACTGGTCGCAATACAACGTGGGCGATGTTGGCGATGCGTATAGCAAGGATGGTGATTGGATTGTCGTAAATCCGATGATTAAAGACGCCGCCGCTGTTACTGCCGCCAATACGACGCACAAAGAAATATCCATGGGCTACATCGCTGAGATTGTAAAGGCCCGTGACGGAATTGATGCTGACTTTGAGATGGTCAATATCCGAATGAACCATTTGGCACTTGTCCCGCGTGGCCGTGCCGGATCGCAAGCCCGAATTGGGGATGCGCAAACGTGGGGTGCTACCCCTGTAACTGTCGAGGATAAAAAGATGACTGTTGAACTTAAAACGGTGATCCTCGGAGATAAAGCTGTGCAGGTGGAAGCGAAAGACGCCGATACCGTTGCTGCTATTCTCAAGGATCATAAGGCCGCGATTGACGCACATGCCGCTGTGCTGGCTGTCAAGGATGCGGAAATTGCCAAGCTAAAGTCGGAAGTTCTGACTGATGCGCAAATTGCCGAACGCGCTAAGGCTATGTCGGATGCGCTGGCAAAGCGGGAAGCTGTCAAGGCCAAGGTCGGTGGCGCTGCTGCTGACTGGACTGATGCGCAGGTTGATGCCGCGTGGCAGGCGATTGGGAAGCCCAACGATACCGTGCGCGATGCCATCAAGGACGCAAAGCCCGCTGGTAAATCCGGCGATAATCCTTGGGATGAATTCTATACCAAGAAAGGTAAAAAGTAATGACTATTCTCACTCTTGGGGCGCGCACTGCTGAGTTTCTGATTAGCTACCGCGACTACAATTCGTTTGAAAAAGGTAATCTCGGCGCAACGCTTCCGGTTGGCACGATTGTCGAAAAAGCCACCCTTGCGGCTAACACGACCGCCATTGCCAACACGCAGAACACCGGCAACGGCACGTCTAGCGCGGTTGCGGTTCTGGCGGCTGCCAAGTCTGGCCAATACACCGTGCTGTTCACTGCGCCTACCGCTTTCACCGTGTATGACCCTGCTGGCGCTACCGTTGCGACTGGTTCTACTGGCGTTGCATTCAACACGCAAATCAACTTCACCATCACTGCGGGCGCTACGGCATTCGTTGCTGGCGATGGTTTCCGTATCGTGGTCGATGTGACGCGGTGGGTGTTCACTGCGTGGGATGCTGGCAGCGTGTATGGCGTCCTGTATCAAGGCGGCGCATCGGGTGAAGAGCGTACCGTTGTGGCTCGTAATGCTGAGGTGCAAATCTCGGAGATCATTGTGCCTGCTGGCAAAACTATTGGCACTGTCATCTCGGGCCTTGATGCTCGTGGCATTGCAGCGCGTAACGAATAAGGAGTAACGCACATGGCTAACATGGATATTTTCAACGGCGATGGCTTCTCGCTTATGTCGCTGCAAGGCACGGTGGATAAGGTTGATTATCGCCCGAATTTCCTTGCATCTTTCTTCGAGAAGTCGCCTACCACGCATATGAGCTTCTGGATTGACCGCCGTAGTTCGACGCTTGATCTGGTGCCCACTACGCCTATCGGTTCTGCGCCGATTGAGCGTGTGGTTGATCCGCGCGATATGGTCAACCTGAATTCGGTTCGTCTCGCCAAAGCACGCACCGTGACCGCTGCCGAAGTGGCTAACCTGCGCGCGTTTGGTTCGGAATCGGAGCAGTCTCAGGTCATGGCGGTGTATGATCGCTATCGTGGTCTGGTGCGCGCTGATGTTGAAGCCACGATGGAACTCCACCGTCTGGGCGCTCTGCAAGGCCGACTGTATGACGCTGATGGCCGACTGCTGTATAACTACTTCACGCAGTTCGCCGCGACCGAAGCCGCAACCATCAACTGGAACCTGACTGCCAACACGTTCGATCCGCGCGATGCCGCTACCAAGCTGAAGCGTATGCTGCTGCGTAAGGCTAAGGGTCTGTTTGGTCAGGGTGTGAGTATCGTTGTGCTGTGCGGCGATAACTGGTTTGACGCTCTGGTTGGTAACGCCAAACTGCGCGAAACCTACCTGAATATCAGCCGCCAAGAATCGGAAACCCTGCGCGCGAATATGGCGTTTGACGAATTCACCGTTGCTGGTGTGCGTTTCGTCAACTATCGCGGCACCGATGAAAACCAAGAGATTGCCATTGACACCAATGAAGCGTTTGCTTTCATTGCCGGTGTTGGCGCTCTGCAACACGCTGTCACCCCTTGCCCGGAATTCATCCCGTTCATTGGATCGTTTGGTCAGGAATTCTACGCTATGAACCTGCGCGATCCGTCTGGGCGCGATGCATTTGTGAAGTACGAAGAATACAGTTATCCACTATTTTTTAATAAGCGCCCCGAGGCTACGCAGCGTATTGGGCTTGGCGCTTAATGTACTAACCAAGTATTTAAAATTTAGGGGCGGTTATTCCGCCCCTATCATATTTGCCTTCCTAGTTTCAGACGATCTAAAATATCTGTCATTTGAGTACTCTTTCGGATCACTTCCATCATCCCACCATGCATATCCGTAGGCGTACTTAATATCACCCCTGCAAGCCTGCCTAAGAACAGACCTATGAGCTTTTGGCCATCCATTGTTATGCAAAAACATTTCTGCATCATGCATAGTATTAAATCTTATTCCATTTGAGCAATTAATAGCCTTCATTTTTGAGTTAGCTTTTTTTATTTTTGGGTCTTGGAATTTTTTTTCATTTTCACCTGCATACCACCAAGCAAATCCATATGCAGAATCAATTTTTCCCCTACATGCTGCTGAAAGATGTGATTTACATGCATTAGTCCAACCCTCAATTTTAAGCCAATCTGATGCTTGAGTTATAGATTCAAAACTCATACCGTTTGATGCAATTACTGATCTTTTGTTTTTTGCCGGAATGCCACTTGGCCCTCTCCACCATAAGAAAGATTTGCAGTTGCCTCGCCTTTGGATTTATATAATGCTATTACAATCTTTTCCAAGGTAAAAGCGCAGACTTCATCTATGAAATCTTTGTATATTTCAACTGAGTATCCATACTTTTTATAAATTCTTCCCCATATCTCATTACGACCTTTCTTCCAAGCCCTAACCCCTTTTCCCTTCCCAACATAGAATACCTCACCCATACGCGGTCCTGATGCGTATCTATGTAGGTATACATAGTAAATATTTTTTGACATTGTACCTCCTAGGGATATGCATTATAGCATCCCCCTATTTCCATGTCAACGCATCATGTGATATAATCGCACAAACCTATTGCAAAGGACGCGCACATGAACCCCGCAAGCCAATCTGATACATTCGTCGCGGTTGATATTGTTCCGGTTACGCCATCGGATAGTGTCGATCTGACTATTCATGCCCGGTCAATTCGTGCGGCAACTGGCGGCACATTGCGGATTACTACATTCCTGAATAACGTCCGCAATACCAATATCGCGGATGGCGAAACGCTGCCTGTGTATGCGCGGCGTATCCATGCGTCCGGCACAACCGCCACTGGGATTGAGGCGCTGCTGTGAGACTTGGCCTTGGCATGTGGGTTGGTGTGTATCGGGCTGGCGGGGGTGCGCCGCCTTCTGGGGTGGCGCCCACGCTTGACCTATCCATCAGCCCATCCTCTCCAACAGATGGCGATACCGTGACGATCACCGGGGCCGCCACAGGCACCCCGCTGCCCACGGCATTCGCGAGCATCTCGGCCACCATCGATGGCAGCCCGGTCACGCTGGCGGGTTCGGGCCTGACGCGCACATTCACGGCGGTCGATGGTGATCTGAGCATCATGGCTGCGGTC